GATTTTCGGCAACGTTACTTAGGGAGTTTCGTAAATTTTGGAGCCGAGAAAAAGCTAGGGAGGCCTGTTCACCCCCGAATTGTGGTTTTTTGGTGCGTTTAGCCGCGTTACTTTTGCAGACCCATGCCAAGAATCTGCGTTTCCTTGGGTTTGGTCTGCGTTTTGGCCGCCTCAGTGATCGCGGGCAACAATTTGGAGCCTAACGCTTGAATATACCAGGGCTGTCCTTCCAGCTCATTAGTGAGACTATGCAAAAGAGAAAGTCCAGCTCCCTGATCAGAGTTTTTCAATTCTTTCGCGGCGTTTCCCATTGCTCCAGCCCAAAACTTCTGCAGGTTCTCGCGCGCTTGAGGAAGCATAAATTCCTCAAAATCAATTAACATCTGTTCTCTGATCCTTTTAGTGATCACTTCCAGGGATAAAAGTAAAGTCTCGTCACTTTCTTCTGATCTCAACCACGTCTCTATTCTTTTTTGGGTCATCAGGGGGATGTGATAAGTATAGATCAAGAAATATAATCCAAAACTTAAGATCCAGACCGCCGCGATCATGGCGTCCGTCATGCCAGTCCTTTCGGATCAAACCCGAACTCCCTCAATCTTTTTTCCCACCATGCCATTTCTGTTTTTTCTTTAATTGGTTCTACGAATGTCTCTTCGAATGTTTCTTCGACTTCTTCTTTTACCTGGTTAATTAGATCCTGGAGTTTATCGGAAACCATACCAGGTAGTTCTTCTAGGGCTTCAGCCAAAGCATCTAGCATTGCTAGGGCATCCTCCATTGAATGATACAACGACGCCAGGACAACAGGTTTGGGTACATTCAGATCAATGGCGGGGATCGGTTCCGCGATCGCGATTAATTTAGAAACTGCGTCAGCTCTCTTATCGAGCTTGGCAAAAATCACCCAGGCTCCAAAAATAATGAGAGGTTGTAAAATTGGAACCAGGCGCGTCCAATCAATATTGGACATTAATTCCTGGAAAGGATCCTTCTTTGCCATATTAGACCCGATACCCCGTTAATATGCACGATGCAAACCCATTGCTATCACTCTGTAGCGCCTGAATCTTAACCGTTGAATTTGGCGGGATCATGAATTCAAACATTTTGGGCTGATTGCCGAAGTTATTTTCCGTCACTATGAACTTTTCTAAAAATAAAGCCTGGCCATCCACGTTGACCGTGTACGAGATAAATTCAGTCGCGGAGATCCCGCTCCAATCAATCCCTAAAGTTACCCTGGTCAAATAAAATGCGGCGGGGTTCGTATAATCCAGGAGAGTCACTCCCGACGCGCTAAGCGCCTGGCTTCCACTCCACCCATAGATCTTACCGTCCTTTGCCCTGGAAACCGATTTAGAAGGGCCTAGGGTCATGCATTATAGATTCTACCATGTAGCGCAGTTGAGAAGCCCCAATTAGCATCATTTTTAGCGCTGATTCCTTTAACGGTCACCTTGGTATGAGGTGGAATTATAACGGGTATAGTATCACTACTAGGCATATCTTCCTCATTAGTCTCAGTACGTAAGCCTTGAAGTGTGGTGCCGTTGAATGCTAAATGGAATTGGTCTAAACCACCACTACCACTAACACCAGCACCGGAAATGGGAACCGTACCGCATACTGTCCAGGTTCCGACAAACGTTTCCGTACCTGTTGTAAATTCTAACATGGTTAGTTGGCTACTTGCTTGATTTGTGGGGATATCTCCAGAATATGCATAAGCGTGCTCTCCTACTATTGAAAGCCCCTTGTTAGGACCAAGAAACGTTGCCGTATTCTTCTTAGCCATTCAACAGATCATTCGAAGTACAAAGTCACACTAAGGCTTGAAGCCGTTGGTGTGCCAGTGCTGAATTGAAATGCTACCTGGAGATCTATATTGTTAACTCCAGCAACACTAAAGTTGGTAGGGATCATATTGAACTGAGGCGTACCGCCAGCATCTGCGACATCGCCGCAAGATCCCGCTAAGGTAAGATTCTGCTCGCTCATATTTGAGCCCAATAAACGACATGCCAGGACAAAGCCTTTGGTATCTGCGGCGTCGACGGCTACGTCGATTCTGGAGATCCTGCTTGATCCCTGCGGCGTTTGTATGTTCCCCAGTGAAGTGGATGACATGTTCGACGTAAGCGAAAAATACGTCTTATCTGTGGGCGTGCTGTCGTAGGTTCGTGTTATGGTTGTTACTGACATCTTGTTTACAATCTAAAGTAAAGTTTAGATCCTCCGAGTTTTAGTTGTGGAAACTGCTTCCTGGCAAATGCTCCGAGTAGAGCAACGCCTCCAGCAGTAACTAATGTCTTGCGTCCGCCATCGCTTGCGATCATATTGATCGCGTTGGTTGACAGAGTATTGAATGCTTTTCCTAATTCGCCGTCAGTAATGTCTTTAACGACACCCTCACCCATTGAAGTGACGGAAAATTTGCCTGTTCCTTTTGTGGTTTCTACACCACTATTCAAGTATGATGCTATTGCGAGTCCAGACGCCATACCTGTAACGCTTGGATGTGGAATTGATTTCTTCATTGAAGTTCTCCTTTTTGGATTATTCTTGCGAATGTATGCCCGACGGGCTGTCTTGCGGACGCCGCCTTTCCTGGTTGATCGCCTACGTTGTGTGGTGGCTCGCTTAGAAGCTTTAAAGGCTCTCCATCCCTTTTTGAATCCCATCTTGGCATATTTCTTAGGGAGTCCAGGCTTGGGCACTAGGATATATTTCTAAAGTGGTATTTAAATCGAGTCAGTGGTTACACTTTCGTAAAGGATATAATTGGGGCAATTAGGACAGCTAAAGCCCGCGATCGTATTGTCCCATAGATCTATTACTTCAAACATGTCAGATTCACACATGCGGCACTTGATCGTTATGTCCTGGAGTATTTCATCCCTGGCTTTCTTTTGATAATTATTCATCTCTTAATATCCTCATTGCTTTAACTATTAATTTAAGATCCCTTTCATCCTGTGCTTTACATTTTGGGCAATGAAACCAACCCCCAGATATATCGGGTACTAACATTTCAGAACAAATAATACAACGGCCATTATTCCAAGTCTTTTGGGTCATCGGCGCCGTCCTATCTCGTCTAATAATCGGCAATGGTCGCAATCAAAGAACTTTCCACAATGACATTTACTCCTGGAACATTCCCAATCACTTATCAGGATCATAAAGAACTCATTCCAGGACATGGGTACTCTTTTCTTAGATGCAAAGTCATGAATGCTATCTTTGTAATTTTCCAACTGGATCATAACTTCTGGATGAAGTCTGATTACCTTTCTCTTCAGTTTAGTCGGCATGGATATTATGCCCCTTGTAACATTTGCGACAGTAGCCATCACCAGTCAGGCCAACATTTCCGCATGCCAAACATTCCACATCATCATACCTAAATTCTTTGCGATACATGAAGAACAGAGAGTGGAACACGGTATAAACCACTTAGGGCAATAGAGTTCTAGCTTATTCCGAGAGCTTTTTTTACTAGGTACGGCGTCTTATTCTTCTTCTTCTTCTTCTTCTTCTTCTTACAAAACAGTGATCTAAACGATTTTCGGCAACGTTACTTAGGGAGTTTCGTAAATTTTGGAGCCGAGAAAAAGCTAGGGAGGCCTGTTCACCCCCGAATTGTGGTTTTTTGGTGCGTTTAGCCGCGTTACTTTTGC